ATTCTTTTAGAATAATGTTTTAATTAAACATATGTATCTTATGAAAGAGACCCGAGTAACACAGAAGTACCTGAATAAGATTATCTCAAATCCTCTAACTCAAGGAAACGTCTCTGCCTACTTGGAGAGACTACGCACTGGAAATAGCGCCACTGAGGCAAGCCCTCTATTTAAAGGACATCCGCAGCATGTGGTCCTTGAAAATTGGTTGGATCTATTACGTCCGCTAGACTCTATATGTCCTGACCTATACGATTATGAACTTACTCGTGTATCTAAATTTGGTCCTCAAGGTGGTGTGAGACCATTATCTGAACGCCAGAAGGAATTAACCGATTATTATGATTTGCCTAGAAAAATGACATTAAGTAAAGGTGAACGTAAAGTCCTAGCGAAGGCTGTGAGGGATCAGTTATTCCCCGGAGTGAAAACTCTCAGACCACTTGCTATTAAAACCGTTGTAGCTAGGGATAAGCAAGATTCAAAGTTAGACACAAACTCTGGATTACCCGATTTTGGAAAACGTAATACCCCTGAAATACTTAACAGGGCTATTGCTGACTCACAATCTGGATTTTGGATGAAGCTTCCTGCTTTACCAGGATCTAGAGGTCAGCGCGGTACAGATCGATTCATCTTTCCAACTCCAATGGCAGCTAACCTAGTTGAAAAGAGTTTCCTTTATCCATTAATGGATGCCATCAGATCCAAACGTGTTCTCGATATGGCCGCTTGGGAAGGTTTTGATGTTGTAGAACGATGGCTGGACGAACAAGGTGTATTTGACGACGTCAATTACTGCATCAGTACAGACTTTACAGCAATGGACAAGCACATGGGTCCAGACCAAATTGATTTTGTTTATGAAGTTGTATATCCCTTATTCCAACGGGAGTATAGAAAAGATCTCTACAGATCCTTACAATATGCTATAACTTGTGACTTATTATTAGCTATCGATAAGCTGATATCAGGAGATCATGGCATATTATCTGGTAGTGGAAATACTAATTTTGACGAGTGTGTTATGGCAGTTGCTTTTAAAAAACTGATAGCTCAAGAATTATGGGTTGTAATTCAAGGTAATCAGCAATTAGGTGACGACGGGTGTTTCACATTTGGTACAACTTTGGATTTAACAGAAAAGTATATTGCGGATGTAATCTCTAGAGCAGCTACTAAGTTAGGTCTGGTGTCCAATCCAGATAAACAGCGAATAACTAGCGATAACTTTGTTTATCTACAAAGATTCTTCCATAAGCAGTTGGTGACTGCA